GTTACATAGTAGCTAAGAAAATTTATTTGACTATGGATGATTTGTATAAATCAAAAATACTCGATGAGTATAGAGGTAATCCAAACTGGGCTGGCGATGATTGATAAATATTTTTGTAGAGTTTGTAAAAAAGAATTATTAAAATCTGATGTTCTTACAATTTGTGATATGTGTTTGTTGTCTTTAGATAAAAGAGAATCACATGGCTAGAGTTGAGTGGGACCCAGAAAACGAAACTTATGCAGAATTTAAAAAGCGTAGAAGTAAATCTCATGGTATATCTGGTATGGGACAAAAAAAGCGTGAAGGTACTGGAAAGATAAATAAATCAGCTTTAAGAGAAAAAGCATTGAAACGAGCAAACTATAAATGTGAGTGGCCAGAGTGCGACACAACACAGTGGCTGGAGATGGCACACATTACTGGAATAGGTATGGGAGGAATGAATAGAGACATTTCTAACAATGAAGGTAATGTTGCTATCTTCTGTAAGTTTCATCACGATATTTTCGATGGAAAAACTTTAACAGGTGCTAAAAGAGAGTACACTAGGTGGGTAAGAGCTCACTTGGGGAGATATGCCTAGATATGATTATAAATGTTTGAGTTGTAAAACACTTTACGAAATCACACATAAGATTACTGAAGACCCAGAGATTAAGTGTCCTAAGTGTAATTTTGTATGTAAGAGACAAATTAGCAAAAATGTTACATTTGAAACTCCAGTAGATGTTGAATGGGAAAAAGACCCAAGCGATTTAACAACAAAATCATATCAGAAATACCAAGAAGCAAAAAAGAAAAAATTCAGGTGGTAAATAATGAGAGAGTATGACTACACAATGATATCAGATGAAGAAAAAACTAATATCTTAAATAATGAAATTAAAAACTTAGAGGCACAACATTGGGCTCTATGTTTAATAGAACCAAATAAGTTACAAGAGTCACAGCAACATCTTGCTTGGCAGCAACAAGTAACAACTTTGGAAAATTCTTTAAATGGTTTAAAAAGAAAGAAGTCTGAAATCGAACAATAAATGTCGAATCAGTATGTAGCTCAGCTACCACCATTACATATAGCACAAAAAAAAGTTGCTGAATCTGATGCACGTTGGAAAATACTATGTGCTGGTAGAAGGTTTGGTAAAACTAGACTTGGTGTTCAGTTATGTTTAGAAACTGCTTTAGCAGGTAAAAGAGCTTGGTGGGTAGCACCTACTTTTTCTATAGCTAGAGTTGGTTGGAGAGCTATAGAAAATGCTGCGTATTCATTTCCAGAAGAAATAAGGCCTAAAATATCAATAGCTAATATGGAAGTACATTTTCCTAATGGTGGATTTATTGCAGCAAAATCAGCAGACAATCCTCAAAGACTAAGAGGTGAAGGTTTAGATTTTATAGTTATGGACGAGGCTGCATTTATTAAACCAGAAGTATGGCGTGAAGTATTAAGACCAACTTTAACAGAAAGAAAAGGTGGTGCTTTATTTATTTCTACACCTATGGGAATTGGTAATTGGTTTTATGATTTATGGGAAACAGCAGATGAGTTACCTAACTGGGAAAAGTTTCAATTTGCTACAACAGATAATCCAGCAATAGACCCAGAAGAAATAGAAGTTGCAAAGTCAGAGGTTGGTTCTATTGTTTTTGCTCAAGAGTATTTAGCACAGTTTGTTGAGTCAGGACAATCTATGTTTAAACCTGAATGGTTTTCTTATTACTCTATAAAGAACAATAATTTATGGATTGGTGGTGGTAGTCAATGGAATCCAGACCAACTAAATTATTTCGGCGCTGCTGATATTGCTGTAACTACAGCAGATTCATCAGATTACACAGCTATAGTATCCTTTGCACAAACTCCTGATATGAGATTATTTATTAATGATGTTGTGCGTGTAAAAGTAGAAGGACCAGATGTTGTACCTCAAATATCACAGATGTATAGAAGATATAATTGGAGACACTTATTATTAGAAAAGCAAGGATTATCAAAACCTTTCGCTCAGATGGCACAAAGGTCAGGATTAAGAGTAATAGAATTGTCTGCAGATAAGGATAAAATAACAAAAGCTTTGCCATTATCGGCTAGGATGGAAGCAGGTGACGTGCTTTTTAGAGCTGATGCTCCATGGGTACCTGATTTAGAAAGGGAACTTTTGACGTTCCCATTAGGTGCACATGATGATATGGTTGATGCATTATCTCTTGGAGCGCAACACGTACAAAACAAAAGAACCTGGCAGGCTTTTTAATGGAAGAACAGAATAAGAGTAGATTTCAAAGAGTTAGAGATTTTGTAACTGGAAATAGAAATACAGAAGAGAAAAAATTTCAAGGAAGATACAACCAAACATATAGTTTAGATAGTTCTATCTACGGTTACAATACTACATCTGGTTTTTGGGAAACAAAACAATTAGAAGAGATAGGTGATGGTTCTGCAAACTCCGCAGTAATAGCATGTCTTAATGTATTATCAACCGCATTTTCTGAACCTATGTTGCAAATTGTTAAAATGGATAATGATGGCAATAGAGAGGTAAATTACCAACATCCATTATTTGATTTATGGAGAAGGCCAAATCCTTATATGTCATCTAATCTTATAAGTCATTACATTGTTTTAGCATTAAATACAGTTGGTGATGCTTTCTTATATAAAAATAGAAATGGACAGGGTAAGGTTGTACAGCTTGTTCCTTTAATGCCTAATTTAATTAGTGTCAGAGGTAATGATAAAGAATTAATTACACATTATGAATATTTTGCTGATGGTTCTGGCGAGCCAATAAAACTTCCTTACGATGATGTAGTTCATATAAGACAAGGTATAGACCCAAATGACCATAGAAGAGGTCACGCACCATTAAAAGGGGTACTTAGAGAAATTTTAGGAGATGAAGCAGCAGGACAGTGGTCTGCAGCTTTATTACATAATATGGCCGTGCCAGGTGTTGTATTGTCACCTAGAAATGATGCAATGGGTGGACCAACTAGAGAAGAAGCTGAAGCTATATCTGAATCATATAAACAAAAATTTGGAGGAGCCAACAGAGGTGCTCCAATGGTTTTATCAGGTTCAATGAATGTTGATATAGTTTCTTTTTCTCCTGACCAAATGAAACTTCAAGAATTAAGAAGGTTACCTGAAGAAAGAATTTCTGCAGTGTTAGGTGTCCCAGCAATACTCGCTGGACTCGGAGCTGGACTGGATTCGGCAACCTACAACAATACTAGAGAATTAAGAGAATTTTTTACAGAGCAAAAATTAATTCCATTATGGAAAACAGTAGCAAATGAGTTAACTCATCAATTGTTGCAACCAGATTTTAAAGAAAGTGAATATATTTGTGACTATGACGTTACAAAAGTTAGAGCTTTACAAGAAGATATGGATGAATTATATAAGAGAGTTAACACAGGTGTTCAAGGTGGTTGGATAACTATTGGGGAAGCTAGAAGAGTAGTTGGTTTAGAAACTGATGATAGACATAACATTTACTTAAGACCTCTAAATATGATTCAAATAAATACAGATGGAGAACCTTTACTTGAAAGAGATAGAGTTATGTATAACGGAGAAGGTGAAAAAGATTTACTAGGCTTATCAGAAGTTCCAGCAGAAAGCACAAGACAAAGATTAGTAGAATCAACACAAAGAATGTCTGAAGAAAAATATGTTGCACAGATGCCTAATGGTGCTTGGTGTGTAATTGGTCATGAAGATTATGAAGTTATAAAATGTTTTAAAACAGAGAAAGAAGCAAGAGATTATCTTGGTTCTATGAAAAAATCTGTAGAAGTAGATGAAATAAAAGTTTCTACTGAAGAAGCAGAATCTTTAGAAGAAGTTGACTCAGATTCTTGGAGAAGTGAAAAGAAAGAAAAGCCAAAAAAAGATAGAACAAATTTTCCAAGTCCTGGAGATGATAGAGCTGTAAGAATATCCAATTCAAAGTATAAAGAATTTCCATATGGTTATGCAAGAGATTTAAAAGAAAACTGGCCAGAAATATGGAGACTAGCTGGTAATGGTGGTAATCCTCCAACATCATTTACTGGTAATGATGCTTATAGAAATTGGGTTAAATATAAAGCAGGTGATAGAAGTGAATCAGTTTTAAATTGGGTACGAAGAAGAGAACGATACATGGGAAGACATCAAGGTAATACAAGATTAAATGGAACTATAGCAAACATCAAATGGGGTGGAGTTTCCAATATTGGTGTACCTGCTATGAAAAAAATTATTAACGAAAGAAAGAAATTAGTTAGAGAAAGAAGAAAAAAATCTCTTGATTATCAAATAGAAATGATTAATGAATTTCATTTATCTAAAGTAAGTTCTGGTATTAGAAAAGCATTGAGTAATAAGCTTAAAGAACATAATGATAAAAATCCTAAACATACAGTACAAGTTGGTACTCTAGTTAGGGTTTTTAACAGAGGTGTGGGCGCTTATCGAACCAATCCTGGCTCGGTAAGAGGAAATGTTACTGGAGCTGACCAGTGGGGATTAGCCAGAGTAAATGGGTTCTTACACGCTTTGCGTACAGGCCGATTTAAGAGAAAACCTTACGACCAAGACTTACTTCCTTCTTCTCACCCTCTCTCATCTAAAAAAAGTGGGGAGAAAGCAGCAAGTGTTAGGGTGGGGCAATCTGTTAGTTGGTCTATAAATAAGGACCCAGACCCACCTTCTACTGTTCATGGTGTTGTTACATCTGTAGGTGACGGTGAAGCTACTATGCAAGTGTATGCAATTATGGAAAATGGTAAACATAAAAAGACAGATAGAAAAGTAACTATGCCAATATCAAATCTAAGAATAATCAAAGATATTACTAATGAAAAGACACAAAATTTGGGCACTAGTTGATATTATAAGAATACAACTTACAGGAGTATATTAAGACATGTCAGAAAGAGAAATAAAGAATATAGACCTAGAGTTTAAACAAGAAGCTGAAGGAAAAGTTAGCGCTGTATTTTCAGTGTTTAACAACTTAGATTCAGATGGTGATGTTGTACTTCCAGGTGCAATAAAGTCAGGTTTTAAATCAGGTTCAGTTCCGATGGTATGGGCTCACAAGTGGGATATGCCAATTGGTAAAGGAAGCATTAAAGAAGATGGCGATAAAGCAACTTTTGAAGGTAACTTTTTTATGGATACCGAATCAGGTAAAGAAGCTTATAACATTGTAAAAAATATGGGTGACTTACAACAATGGTCATTTGGATATAGAGTTACAGACAGCGAAAGAGGTTCTTTTAAAGATGCTGATGATAATGAACTCGATGCAAGGTACTTAAAAGAGTTAACAGTTTTTGAAGTTTCTCCAGTTCTAGTTGGTGCAAATCAAGAAACTTACACTATGGCAATCAAATCAAACGAAAAACTTATGAAAGAAATTGCTAATGAATCAACTGAAACTGTAGAAGAAGTGTCTAAATCTGAAGAGGAATCAACAGAAGAAAAATACACAGGACAAGATTTATTCAAAACAGCAGAAGAAGCTGAAGAACGAGCTAAAGAATTAGGTTGTTCTGGTAGTCATACGCATGAGCATGAAGGTACAGTTTTGTACATGCCTTGCAAAGACCACCCAGCTTACCTTGCTTCTATAGAGAAATCTATGAGAGAAGAAGAGGAAAAGAATTCTGCTGAAGTAGAGGAAAAAGATGTTGAGAAAACTACTTTCTCACAACAAGTCAAAGATGTGCTTGCTGCATTAGACGACTTAATGGCACGAGCCAACGCAATTGCGACGTTACGTGCTAAGGATGGAAGGAAAATGGGAATAAAAGCTACTGACGCTTTGCGTGCAGTGCAAGAATATCTCACTGAAGCTAGTCAAGAAATTGACGCTTTCATTGGTAATTACTCCGATGAAGATATAGCTGCAGCTGAGGAAGTTATTAACGAAGAAGCTATAGCTGAAGAAGTTGTTGAAGCATCAGAGGAACCTGATGTCGAGACTGTAGAAGTTGAGCCAGAGGTAGAAGAAGTTGCAGAAGAAGAAGCTGTTGAAACCACTGAGGTTGAAGTAGAAGAAACTGAAGAACTTACTCCTGTAGCTGAGACTGAAGCTGAAGAAGCTGTAGAAGATTTAGTAGATGACGAATTCGATGCATTGTGGGTTGAGAGTCAGCAATTATTAGCTGAAACTGTGGATACCGAACTAGAAGTATAAATTAAGTATCACAGGAGAATATCGTGAGTAAAGCACAAGAGCTTAAAGACCAAATTGCTAAGTCTCGTGACGAACTTAAAGGTGTATTCGACTCATCAGAAGATGGCAAGTACAGTGCTGAAGCAAAAGAGAAAATCAAAGGCCTCAACACAGAACTAGCTGGACTTGTTGATGATTTAAAAGTCGAAGAAGCTAAAGTTTCTAATGAGAAAGCAATGGAAATTGCAAACGAACCTGTCAACACTATTCCACAACCTGAAGTATCAGGAAGCGGAGAAGCTAAATCAATTGGTGAACAACTAGTTGCTACAAATGCTTATCAAGCATATGTAGAAAATGGCGTTAAAGGTGTAGATTCAAATGTTGAATTTAAAACAACTTTGAACACAACAGGTTATCCACCAGAGAGCTTAAGAGCTCCTGGAATCCTTGAGACTGCTTTAAGAAATCCAGACAGCGTTATTGGATTGTTTGACCAAATTCAAACAACTCAAAATGCTTATGTTTATCTTGAAGAAACAACTTTCACTAACAATGCGGGTTCAATCGCAGAAGCAGGAGACATCTCCTCTTCTCTAGAATCAGCACTTGCATTTACAGAAAGAACAGAATCCATCAGAAAGATGGCTACTTTCTTACCTGTAACTGACGAATTGTTAAGTGATGTTGCTGGAATTCAAGGATATGTCAATTCAAGATTATCAACAATGATGAAATTGAATATGGACAATCAATTAGTAAATGGTGACGGAAGCGCACCTAATCTAACTGGTGTATTGAACAAATCAGGTATCAATACATTTGATAACTCTTCATACTCTGGAGAATTAGGAAAGTTAGGACAAATTTATCAAGCTATTACAGAAATCAGGAAAGACGCATTTGTCGAGCCTGATGCAATTGTAATGCATCCAAGCGATTGGTACGATATCGTAACTAGCGTTAACGATTTTGCAGGAACATCTTCAGCAGGTTATGCTGCTAAGAATCCTCTCTTCGTTGTTGCTGGTGGATTCGGTGCCGATGCAGCTCCAAGAATTTGGGGCCTAAGAGTTGTTCCTTCAACAGTTATTGCTGCTGGAACAGTGCTTGTCGGTAAATTTGGTGGTGGCGACGCTGCTCAAGTAATAATGAGAGATGGCGTTGACCTCGCTGTATCTGATAGCCATAGCGATTTCTTTGCTAAGAATCAATTAGCAATTAGATTGACAATGCGACTAGGTTTTGCTGTTTATAAACCAACCGCATTTTGCTCAATTACAAATATGTAATTTAGTATTTGTTTTCTGGGGGTGGTTCGTACTACCCCCAAAAACAGATGAAGGGAGAATAATGGAAAAGAATCCAAGAAAAAGTTTAAACCCATTCGGACTAATAATTAGAGATGAAGATTTCTTTAAAAAGTCTGAAGATAT